TCGGCTACTCGGTGTCCATGGTGTTCGTAGATGAGGCGTGGAAGGTGAAGCGTGAAGTGGTCGACGACGCACTATCTCCCACAATGGCCGAACGTGAACAGCCACAAATCTACCTCGTGTCGACCGCCGGGGATTCGCAATCAGATCTCATGCAAGCATACCGGCAACGGGCCCTCGACCGGCTCGACGACGAAGAACCCGGCAGTGTGCTCCTCATGGAGTGGAGTGCACCCGCCGAGGCCGACCCCGACCTAGTCTCGACGTGGAAGTGGGGTAGCCCGGAGTGGAACGACAAACGGGAAAATTTCCTACGGCAACAATGGGCCCGTATCGAGGAAGCGGCGTGGCGGCGCGAATACCTCAATCAGTGGGTGATCAGGGCCGACCATTGGCTAAGGGACTCGTGGTGGAACGGCACACTAGACCCCGACGCGCAACTACCAACAGACGGAGTGTGGAGCGTGGCAGTGGAGACTGACTTCGACGGTATGGGTCACGCAGTAGCGATAGCAGCGCCGGACGATAACGGGCACATCATTATTAGAGTCACCACGCACCGGACAATTAAGGAAGTCGACGAGCAAATAGGCAAAATACGTGCCGAGCACCCCAGTGTCTACGTGCAAGTAACCCCAGGGTACGTCGACCGGCTTCGGGAAAAGTTCGATTCACTTGTGGGTCAGCGTGAAGCGGTCAGCGCGACGCAAGTCCTCCAAGACTTATTTAGCCGGCAACAGCTCCGCCACGACGGATCTCAAGTACTCCAAGAGCACTTCGCTAACTCGAAAATATCCCAAAGGCAAGGCGGATGGGTGCTCACGGCTCCTATGGGGCAAAACGGAATCTACGCGGCTAGGGCAGTCATGTTCGCCGTATCGCAAGCCGCGAAAGCACCTCGGAGCGTTGCAACGATCCGAAGCCGACGACCGACACGCCGACACGCATAAAGCACGCAAATACCACAGAAACGGGAAATGTCGTGGTAGTGGGTTAAAGTTGTGGTATGGCGTTCCCCCGAGCCCTCGCGATCGTGCGCGGCCAAGAGTCTATTTCCCAGGCTATGGATTCTCCGGATCCTGCAACCGCCCACGTTCGTGAATCAAGCGGCCTAGTCGCGTTACTCGCGAACCAGCTTCAAGGCAATTCGACACGCCTCAACGCCATGCAAGTACCGGCATTCGTCAACGCACTGAAAACCTACACGCACACTATTAGCGCCTTCGCCCTCCGCGAGTACGTCTACGACTCTCCCGTAGCGGCACGATCATTCCTCGCGCAACCATCCCGGACACTGCCGTACTCCGCAGTCATGCAACGCACCCTGACTGACCTGCTCATGTATGACCGTGCCTATTGGCTAGTAACCGAACGGACGTGGGACGGGTTCCCATCACAAATTAAGGTAATGAGAGTCGAAGACACAACCGACACCCCGGCTTATTACGCAGGCATCGAGGACACGGCGCAACCACCCGCAGACCCGTTCTACTACCTAGGGCAACGCGTCCCCACCAGCGACGTCATTAAATACTACGGCGGTGGTGAAGGCGGATGGCTTAAGAACGGCGCGACAGCGATCAACACAGCAGCAGCCCTAGAGGCCGCAACCCTCATGTATTCCGAAACACCCATACCCACGGTGGCGTTAAAGAACAGTGGCCCGGATCTCCCAGCCGCCCAAGTCGATTTACTACTCGACGCGTGGGAGGAAGCCAGAGCGAACCGCGGCACGGCATACCTAAACAACACTATCGACGCTCAGGTAATGGGATTCAGTGCCCGGGACGTACAGCTCGTGGAGGGCAAGAACCTAGCCGCCACACAAATAGCGAGACTCTGCAACCTTGACCCGGTGTGGGTCGGTGCCGGTGTCCCCGGATCAAGTCTCACCTATTCATCGAGAGTTGACCTTTACCGGCAGCTACTCGACACAGCGTTACGCCCAGTAATGCACTTAATCGAGCAACGGTTATCCATGCCGGACGTCACGCCTCGCGGTCACACAATCAAGTTCGACACGACATCGTTCCTACGCGCTAACCCACTAGAAACCGCCGACCTGATAACGAAACTATTACCCCTAGGCGTTATCAGCGAGGATGAAGCAAAAATGATTTTGGATTTACCGACATTAGGCGTCTACAGCATGAGCAGGGAGTAAAGCATGAAACAACTCAACACCGAAAGCACCGTAGTTTTTCAAGAGCGTGAGGACAGCCAGGGTGACATCGTCGGCACAGGGCACGGCATGGCTGTCCCCTACGGAACCGAAACCCTCATAGGTGGTGTGCGAGAGTCATTCGCCGAAGGATCATTCGACCCCGAAAACGTCATCGGAAAGCCACTGGCCTACCGTCACGGCGAACCCGTCGGGATTATTACCAACGCGGAAAACCGCGAGGACGGTCTCTATATTGACTTTGACATTGTCGACACGGCTCTAGGACGTGACGCGGCAGTGCTCGCACGAACCTCCACTATCAAAGGTCTTTCGGTTGGATTCAACCCGGTCACGTCCGCTTGGAATCGTGCTAAGGATGCGATTCAACACACAGCCGCGAACCTGCTAGAAGTATCACTCACCCCCTATCCGGCGTATGCAACCGCAGGCGTCAGCGCAATAAGAGAAGAAGAAGGAGCAAAAATGTCCGACACAATGGACTCGACCGATGTTGTGTCGGTCGATAAAGAAGCACGGGAAGCCGTAGCCAGCCTACGGGAAGAAATGAAAAGCATCGAGTCACGCGCATTCGTGAGCGAAGCCCAACACCCATTGAGCGAGTTCCGTTCATTCGGTGAATACTGCAAAGCCGTCTACGCGGGCGACACAGAAAACCGCGCACTCGACGTGCAGAGCCTCGCCGACGCACCCGGACTCGTACCCCCAATCTGGCTCCGCGATATTAAAGGCGTCCTTGATCGTGGCCGCCCAACGATTACGGCACTCGGTGGGCCAACTTCCGCAGTGGGCTCAGGCATGTCCATTGCATGGCCGTACTTCGACGGTGACCTGTCCGCAATCGTGGCAGCACAAGCCGCCGAAAATGACGAAGTAAACTCCGTCGACATCGACATCAAAAAGGGCACGGCGAACCTAGTTACTTACGCGGCAGGCTCACGCTTGACACAGCAAGTAATCGAGCGCACCGACCCGTCATACGTCGACGCACACCAGCGCATCATGCTCGGCGCATTCGGAACCGAAACCGACTACGCATTCCAAGCCGCGTTGTGGGCAAACGACACGGCCGGAGTTGACTACGACTTCAGTGCAGACACAACAGGCCTTGCATTCCGTGAAGCCGTGTTCGCGGCAGCCGTCGACGTGGAAACCGCAACAGGCCAACCAGCCGAAGTTGTGTACGTCAGCTCCGCAGTGTTCAAGAAAATTGGTGGCTGGACATCATTCATGCCAGACAGCTACAGCCCCAATAACGTGTCGGGTACTTTCAACGCCCGCACGCTCAGCCTGACGGTCGCTGGCCTACCAATCGTGTTGGCTCGCGAGTTCGCAACCGACGACACCGAATCCGCCATCGTTACGAACCGTTCCGCTATCACATGGGCAGAAGATGGCCCTCGCCTGATGACGAACGACGTGGCGGCGAACCTAGGCCGCGATTATTCCATCTACGGATACGCGGCGGCACTGCCGTTTGTGTCCGCTGGAATCGTTGGAATCTACGACCAGGCATAGTGAGAAAAGGTAGCCGAATAGAATGGCACTCGTAACCGGCGAACAACTCGCCGATAACTTAGATATTGAGTACGTCGACCCTTACGACGACGTGCTCGATCAGGTTGCGGATGCCGCTTGTATTCTAATCGGCTACCTGATCACAGCGGCAGCGTTCGAGGCGGAACCGGCACCGGTGAAAGAGGCCGCTATGAGCGTGGCCGTGGAGATGTTCCAAGCCCGCACAAGCGCGGGCGGGGAAGCCGTATCGGTCGACTTCACCCCCGGGCCGTACAGGTTATCGGTGTGGCTCACTCGTAGAGTCATGGCCGTGCTTGCGCCTTACCTTGATATGAAGGGCGTGGTCGGCTAATGGCACTCACCACGGAATCACGGGAGCTACTCGTGACGGCATTAACTGGGAACGGTTACAGGATTTACGACACAGTCCCAGCCGTACCAGCGACACCGTCCGTAGTGATCGTTCCGGACTCACCGTGGATTAGGCCGAACCGGATCGGGTCAACACTTAACTATGAAGTTCGGTGGCGCGTCCTAGTCAACGTAAACCCTAGGAATAACGAGTCAGCCACAAAGACCACCGAGGACGCGCTCGACACTCTCCTAGTAGAGATTCCGAGCACGTTCGTGGTGGACGCAATAAACGCGCCACAGCTGCTAAGCCTAGGCGGTCAAGGCACAGTTATGAGCACCGAAATTAACGTATCAATCAGAATGAAGGAGTAAGAAAATGGCAGCAGTAGGAGTAGCCGGCGCAGCGTTTACCGTGGACATCGGCGCGACACAATACGAGGATCAAATAACCTCAGGAACAATCAACACAACCCCGACAATTATTCGCACCAAAACCCTAGGGGATGTTGCGTTTGATCAAGTCGACCTCAATAGCACCATGAGCCTAGAGTTTCTCTACGACGAGAACGCTGGAATGTATGCAGCACTGCAAACCGCAATCGCTGCCGGAACATCGGTCGCGGTCGGTGTTGACTCAGCCGTGGGAGCGTGGACAGGTGCAGCGATGTCGATCGAGTCTTGCGACCTGACATTCCCAGCCGACAACGTCGCAACCGTGTCAGCATCATTTACCGGCACCGTCACATTCGCATAATCAACGAGCAAAGGGGAACGCCATGTATCCACAACTGAAAATAGAGTCAGACAACCACGAGACAGTCGAGGTCGACACGTTACCGGTCGACTTCATGATGTACGAGGATCTCCAAGGCAACCGGCCAGCGAGCGAGCAAGGTATGCGACTCACCATCGCGTACTACTATCTCGAAGGCAAAGAGCCTGGGGACTTGAAAACCGTTAAAAATTGGGCGCGGAAAAACCGTGTCAAGGTAGAACTCGTAAAGGATGACGCAGACCCTTTGTAGAGGGGAGCCACGGCAGGCTACTTGTCCGGCTCGCATTACGCACAGGTTGGACGCTAAGCGAAGTGAAGAAACTCACGGGCCGCGAGGTCGTGACAATAAT